CTTATTTTTTATGTGCAAATAGCAACCCAGGTATTACTTATGGTGCGGTTAGTAAAATAAGAACTGGTCACATGAGACTAAATGACTTTGGCGCTCCAGATGGCTCTGTCAATATGGATGCTCAAAAAATTATTAATGTTGCAACACCAACAGCAACTACAGATGCAGCTAATAAAGCTTATGTAGATGCTAACTCAGGTGTAACAGGAACTGGATCAAATACACGTGTAGCTTTCTGGAGCGGTACTTCATCTTTAACTTCTGACGCTCAATTAATTTTTGATACATCAACAAACAAATTAACTTCTAATCTTTTTCAAATACCAAACAATGGTGATTATTTAGGAACAGACACAGGTGGTTCTGCAAGAACGTTGATTTCTTTAACCTCTGGTAATGACGTTGAAGTTTCAAACGCTGCATTATCTTCTGGATCTGACACTATAATATATTTTGGTGATACTTTTAGAGTAAAAGATGGTGGGAATACTCGACTTACTATAAACTCAACTGGCACGATGTCTAATCTTGGAAATACATTTGACTCAGGCCCAATAAACTTAGAGGAAGGTTATAAAATTCTATTTGATTATGATGGTGATCAATGGAATTGGTTAGTGGCTAACGGCGGTGAAATGGAAATGGCTGTTGGTTCAACATTAACATTAACAAACGTAGAAGAAAATACTTACGGTAATATAATAGTAAATAGTTTGTATCGGATTATTACCAGTGGAGTGACAACAAATGCTACTTATATACCTATTTATACTGACTCAGCGAGTTCTACAGTTCCGAGATTCCAAAGAACGCAAACACCAGCTCAGTTTTTATCAAACGCAGGAGCTATAACAGGCTCTGGGACAAGCGGAAGGGTAGCTTTCTTTACAGGTACTCGAACTCAATCATCTGATACTTTATATTGGAGTTCATCTAATAATGTTTTAGGTATAAATTATAGTGGTACTACGTTTAATAGTGGAGCATTGCAAATCCAAGGGCCTACTTCAGCATCAGGTGGAATAGGTCTTCAAATATACAACTCTACATCAGGTACTCCGTATGGCGCTTTTGGTATATATGTTAATGGGCCAAGATATGGGAATGCTGGTATAGCTATTAAAAACGCTAATGTTGGATCTACATTTATGAGGTTTTACAGTAACAGCGGTAGTAGCGTTGGAACTATAACCCAAAATGGTACTTCAAGCACGTCTTATAATACATCTTCTGATTATAGATTAAAGGAGAATATTATACCTATGACTGGCTCAATAGATAGGTTAAAAAAATTAAAACCTTCAAATTTTAATTTTATTGATCAAGATGTTAGTAGAGGCGCAACCATTACAGTTGATGGATTTATAGCTCATGAGGTTTCTGATATTATTCCAGAAGCTATTACAGGAGAAAAAGATGGAGTAGATTATAAAGGAGATCCTGAATATCAATCAATTGATCAATCTAAAATAGTTCCTTTATTAACAAGTGCATTGCAAGAAGCTATAGCTAAAATAGAATCTTTAGAGGCAAGATTAAAAGTATTAGAATCATAAAAAAAATATTCTTATATTTGTGTTAAGTTTAATAAATAAAATATAATCAAATGTCACAACAATTAAGTAAAGAACAGTTAGAATTATTACAAGGTTTACAAAAACAATTTAATGATTCAAAATTTGAAATTGCAGATTTAGAAATTAAAAAAGCAGATCTTATATCTGGTATAGCTGATATCAAAGAAAAATTCGCAGAACAAGAGAAATCTTTAATGGAGGAATTTGGTCAAAATGCAATTATTAACCTACAAACAGGTGAGGTTAAAGAAGAAGAAGAAAAGCCTTTAGAGGCAGTAGAATAAAACGACATGGCAAAAATTAGCAACACATCAGCGTATCCTAATATTAGTAATATTGATGCAGCAGATTATTTAATTATAACTGACGCAGAAAATAATCTAATGACAAAAACAGCAACACTTGCTCAAGTATCAAGTTTAGTTGCTCAACCATATACGTCTTATGTAGCTAATTTTAGTCAAAGCGGAACAGCCGCTCCAGTTGCAGTTGAACTTCAAAACACGACAGGTCTTTCTTTTACTTGGTCAAGAAATGGTACAGGAGTTTATGATATAACACCAAGCTCACCCTATAAATCTGGTAAAGTTTGGTGGATGATTGCAGGAAGGGGAGGGACTTCTGAATTTCAGGTTTTTGGAAAATATGTAGGTACTGCATTTTCAAGATTTGAGCAATTAAACATTACAAGTGCCGCTGCGGCAGATGCTATAGATGAAGGTCATGTAGAAATAAGAATCTACCCATAAACAAATGGACATAAGAAAAATTTCAATCGGAGCAGATTACAAATCTGGCGCTATGCATTACATAGTTGGTCAGGATGTTTTAGGCGGCAGTTATGGAATACATCTTATTCAGCATGATGTTGCTTCAGAGTCTTACAAAATTTGGATTATGAAAAAGGATGAAGTCTTGCTTTGGAAAGAATTTAAATGTACCTTACCTATATCTTTAGAATATAATATAAATTTTTAATGAAATCTCCTTATTCGTTTATTGTAAAACCTTATAATAATAAGAGATACGATAATACAAAAACTTACGGTGAAACTAATTTTATCATAAGTACTTCAGAAGAAGACCATAGTGCGTCAAATCGTTACGCAATTGTAGTATCAACCCCTATAGATTATTCAGGGCCTGTAAAAGAGGGTGATACTCTTTTAGTTCACCATAATGTATTTAAGTTTTATAATGATATGCAGGGCCGTAGAAAAAGCGGTAAAAGCTATTTTAAAGATAATTTATTTTTTGTAGATCCTGATCAGTTTTTTTTATACAAACAAAATGGAGAATGGAGAGGGTACAATAAATATTGTTTCATCAAGCCATCTCCTGCAAAAGATTCTTTTATTAAAAAATCTATTACAGAAGAACCTTTGTTTGGTACTATTAAGTATATAAACAATCAACTTTTAAGTATGGGTTTAAATGTTGGTGATGAAATTTCTTATCAACCAGAAAGTGAATATGAATTTAATGTAGATGGAGAGCGGTTGTATAGAATGTTTACTAACAATATAACCTTTTCATTATGATATATATTGTAGATGATTTTGTACAAAAAAATCTTTTTGAAATAGCGAATAAACATTTAGACGAAAATGAGTTTAAAAAAATAAAAGCTGGAGATAAAGATTTTCATATTCAACAATCAAATGAAGAATTTGATAAATATATAACTCAAAAAATTTCTATTATTGAAGGAAAAGAAATTAAAAATATTTTAAGTTTTTTTAGAATTGCTACAGATAAATTAGACGTTTCTTGGCGTATTCATTCTGACTTAAATATTAATGGAGAAAAACCTGATAGAGCGTTGGTTCTTTATTTATCTCCAAGAGAAAAAGAAGATCTTCATGGTACTGCATTATGGGAGCATGATATATATGGAAGAGAAATACCTGAAGATATTACAGATGAAGAGTATGATAAAATGATAAAAATAGATGCAAATACTTTAGAAAAATGGAGGTTAAGCACTGTAGTTGGTTATGAAGAAAATAGATTAGTTTCTTATCCCTCAAGTTATTTTCATAGTAAATATCCTAACGTATCCTGGAAAGAGGGAAGAAAAGCTTTTGTAATGTTTTATAAAGTTTCTGATTATGAATAAGAAAGAAATTAATAAAAAAAACTCTGATTGGGAAAATAAAGTAGATAAATTAAAACTTAAATATAATCGAAATCAAGATGGATATAAAAAACATAAAAAAAGAGATTATAAAAGCTGGTGAATTAGCTGTTCATCAATTAATTAAAGTTGCAAAAGCAGATATTATTAAATACGATAGCGAAGATGATCTGGCTGCGGATAAATTAAAAAATGCTGCTGCTACAAAAAAGTTAGCAATATTTGACGCATTTGAAATACTAAAAAGAATACAAGAAGAAAAAGACTTGTTGGAAGGAGTTGACACTAAAGTAAGTAATACACCAAAAGGATTTGCAGAAAGAAATTCAAAATAAAATACATAATGAGCTTGTTAACATAGTTCCAAAAAATGTTTTGTCTATAAAAAACAAAGCTAAATCATGGACTTATGGATATAATGAGAAATATAATTTTGTTGTAATTTCAAAAACAGGTCAAATTGAAAATATAATAAACATAAGTGGATTAAATATAGCATTACCTAAATCTCCTAAAAGCTTTATTAAAAGATCAGAAAAAAAAGAAGAGCAATATTGGGAAGCAACAGAAATTCCTAAACAATTAAAAAAAATTAAATCTATATTTCAATGGCATGATACCCCTGCAAGTTTTAAGAACGAATGGGTTGACTACATAGAAACTCAGTTTAACTATAGAGAACAAGGGTGTTGGTTTTTAAACAAAGGTATTCCAACTTATATTACAGGTACACATTATATGTATTTGCAATGGACTAAAATAGATGTTGGATTACCAGATTTTAGAGAAGCAAATAGAATTTTTTATATTTTTTGGGAAGCTTGTAAAGCGGATAAACGAAGTTTTGGAATGGACTATTTAAAAATTAGACGTTCTGGTTTTTCATTTATGGCATCGTGTGAAGGGGTTAACACTGGTACTATTACTAAAGATGCTCGTATAGGTGTTTTATCTAAATCTGGTTCGGATGCTAAAAAAATGTTTACAGATAAAATAGTTCCCATATCTAATAACTATCCTTTCTTTTTTAAACCCATACAAGATGGTATGGATAAACCAAAAACAGAATTAGCTTATAGAGTCCCTGCTTCTAAGATTACTAAAAAAAATATGTATTTAACTGAAGACCAAGAGCTTGAAGGTTTAGATACAACTATTGACTGGAAAAATACTGGAGACAACAGTTATGATGGAGAAAAATTACAATTACTTCTGCATGATGAGAGTGGTAAATGGGAGCGTCCTGATAATATTTTAAATAACTGGAGGGTTACAAAAACTTGTTTGCGTTTAGGTAGCAGGGTTATAGGTAAATGCATGATGGGTTCAACTTCAAACGCCTTAGATAAAGGTGGATCTAATTTTAAAAAATTATACAATGATTCTGATTGTACTAAAAGAAATTCAAATGGTCAAACTAAAAGTGGGTTATATTCACTTTTCATCCCTATGGAATGGAATATGGAAGGTTTTATTGATAGATATGGGATGCCAGTTTTTAGGACTCCTAAAAAACCCATTTTAGGAATAGATAATGAATTTATATCTCAAGGTGCTGTTGATTATTGGGAAAATGAAGTAGATTCTTTAAAACAAGATCCTGATGCTTTAAATGAATTTTATAGACAATTTCCTCGATCAGAGTCTCATGCTTTTAGAGATGAAAGTAAGCAGTCTATATTTAATCTTACTAAGATATATCAACAAATTGATTACAATGATTCTTTAATTACTGACAGATATGTAACGCAAGGATCTTTTTCTTGGGAAAACGGAATTAAAGATAGTAGGGTAATTTGGACGCCTAATAAAAGAGGAAGATTTTTTGTAACTTGGTTACCAGAAAAAGCGTTGCAAAACAATGTTATAAATAAGAATGGTAAAAAATATCCAGGGAATGAACACGTAGGTACATTTGGATGTGATTCTTATGATATATCAGGGGTAGTTGTCGGTAAGGGATCTAACGGTTCTTTACATGGATTAACAAAGTTTAATATGGATAATGCTCCAAGTAATGAATTTTTCTTAGAATACATAGCTCGTCCTCAAACTGCTGAACTGTTTTTTGAAGATGTTTTAATGGCGATAGTATTTTATGGTATGCCAATATTGTGTGAGAATAACAAACCTCGTTTGTTGTATCATTTAAAAAATAGAGGTTATCGTGGGTTTAGTGTTAATAGGCCTGATAAAGTTTTTAATAAATTATCAAAAACTGAAAAAGAATTAGGCGGTATTCCTAACTCAAGTGAAGATGTAAAACAATCACACGCTTCTGCTATAGAATCGTATATAGAAAAGTACGTGGGATTAGATATGGAAGGATCGTATAGAGATAAAGATGATATGGGTGTAATGAATTTTCATAGAACTTTAGAGGATTGGGCAAAATTTGATATAAGCAATAGAACTAAGTTTGATGCTTCTATTAGTTCTGGTTTAGCAATAATGGCTAATCAAAAACACCTGTACACTCCCACTAAAGAAAAATCGAAAATAAGCATTAACTTTGCAAGATATAATAATACAGCCTCGGTTAGTCAATTACTTAATAAATGAAAGATGTAAACATACAAGCTAACTCTGCTGCTTTTCCTGATCAATTTGCTTCAGACTCCGTTAAAAAAACAATGGAATTTGGACTTCAAGTAGGTCAAGCAATTCAGTACGAGTGGTTTAGGAGAGATAGTGGTTCATGTAGGTTTTATAATCAATGGGCGGATTTCAATAGGTTAAGATTATACGCAAGAGGTGAGCAGTCTATTGCTAAATATAAAAATGAAATATCAGTAGATGGTGATTTAAGTCACTTGAATTTAGACTGGACTCCAGTTCCAATTATTCCAAAATTTGTGGATATAGTTGTTAACGGTATGTCTGATCGATTATTTAAAGTGAAAACGTATGCGCAAGATGTTATGTCAGCAGAAAAAAGGAATATTTTTCAAGACATGGTTCAAGCTGATATGGTGGCCGCACCTGTTTTAAGAGAGTTAGAGAAACAATTTGGAATCCCTGTTTTTTCGGTAGCAGAAGAAGATTTACCAGGGAGCGATGAGGAGTTAGAGTTGTATATGCAAATGAAGTTTAAACCAGCTGTTGAAATTGCTCAAGAGGTTGGTATTAATACTTTGTTGGATGAAAATCATTATCAAGATATTAGAAAAAGAGTTGATTATGATCAAACTGTTTTAGGTATTGGTATATGTAAACATATGTTTTTACCAGGTTCTGGTGTTCAAATTGATTATGTTGATCCAGCTAATGTGGTTTATAGTTATACTGAAGATCCTTATTTTAAAGATAATTTTTATTGGGGAGAAATTAAAACTGTTCCAATTGGAGAGTTAATTAAAATAGATCCAGACTTATCGCTTGGAGATTTAGATGAAATATCTAAATATAGTCAATCATGGTATCAGTATTATAATGACGCACAAGCTTATAACAATAGTATGTTTCATAGAGACACAGCTACTTTGTTGTATTTTAATTATAAATCTACACATTCTTTTGTTTACAAGAAGAAAAGAATGGCTGATGGAACATTTAAAACTGTAGAAAAAACAGATGAATTTAATCCTCCTCAAGAAATGATGGATGAAGGTGGCTTTGAAAAAGTTACTAAAAGAATTGATGTTTGGTA